GGGGGCCAGACTAGCCGACCCCCTCAACTATTCGATTGGTCTATGCGCCGACTGCGCCGACCCAGGCTTCCTCAACTACGACCTTGCCGCCCTGCCGGAATGAGGAGAACACACCGACCTCACCAGTCGCCTGATAGAGGTACGGGTTGCGCTTGATCGTCAGACCCCGGCTCTCAACCAAGGCGTAGTAGTAAGGATCGCCGAACATGATGAAGCAGGTCCCAGCCGCCTGAACGGGGATGTCGTCCTGCGTATAGACCGGCTTGCCGAGCAACAGCCAAGTGCCGTCCTCGCGCATTCGGAGCATGTCCGCGCCCCTGAAGGTGAACTCAGAGTTGCTCATCAGGGACACAATCCCAGCGAGCGTCTGGGGATCCATCAGCCACGCGGCTTCAGCCTGATAGCCTTCGCCTAGCGTGTAATAGATTCTCCACAGGCATTCGCCAGTGATGTTCCCATCAGAGTCCGCGCCGTGGTCCGTGTCGAGGGTGATGGCGTCGGTGTCGCCACCGGTGAAGATGCCTTCATGCTGGTTGGTGCCAGTCCCAACGGCCACGTAGTACGCCTCAGTCGCAGCCCAAGCACGAGCCAGCGCGCGGGCATACCACTCATCCAGGTCCGTCTCGTGATCCTCAAGCAGTTCCTCAGAGAACCGAGTGACCTTCGTCCATTTGTGGAGCGTCACCTGATTCTGAGCGAACGTCGGATCGTTAGTCGAGTAGGACCCAAGCTCAGCGGTTCGGACGAACTTGGTCAGGCTCGTGGCCTCGGCGGGGATGTCCAGCACCTTGCGGTCGGTCCTGAGAACCTGCACGCCCATCTTGCGAGGGAACGAAACCGGATCACGCTTCTCGATGATCTTGGTTACGAACCCATCAGGCATGAGGTACTCGCCAGCCGCACCGGACGCACCGGACAATGCCTTGCGGGTTTCCTCGTCCACGGGGTTGCCAGCATCTTCGTCATGAACCTGAGTCAGGCTCTTGCGTGCGGCCACATCATCACCGGTTCGGAGCCAATACATGAACGTGTCCATGTCGCCCTCTTCAGGCTTGCCGCCAGAGCCGGGCTTGGCCTTCTGCATCACCGCCGGAGCGCCCTTGAAAGCCTTCATCTCGGCTTCGAGCTTCTCGCGCTCTTCCTTGCGGATTTTCTCGCGGAGTTCTTCCATCTCCGCTGCCTTGCGAGCTTTCTCGGCCTGTCGCTCTTCAAATCGCTGAAGCGCCAGATCGACAATGCTCTCCAGTTCCTTATTCTCCATTGTTGCCTCCATGCAGCCTCTCAGCCAATTCGAGCACGAGGGCTGCTACCATAGTTGCGATTTTCTTAGCTTCGTCCTCCGAGTCATTCCCTTTCTGCGCCGCCGACGCCTCTACGTGCTCATCACACGCCTTTGCGTAAGCCTCTGGCAGTTCTAGGTCTGCCTCGTCGAACAGTGCTTTCACAGACACAGTTGCGTATAGATTTGCTGGAATTCGACCGGCCCCCTCATCCAGCAACGTAATTTCACCCACCGGCCAGAACCGAATCCGACCGTCGGGGTCTTTGCGCGTCAGATAATTGATAGCGCCAGATGATGCCTTGGCGATGCCTTTAATGGCCGCCTTCCAGATGCGTTGGGCATACTTCTTGGCCTTGTTCAAGCGCACCTCGAACCAATGCCCACGCTCGTCCTTGCGAATGTACTTAGCCTTACCAATCAACTGAGGCACTCGCATGGGCCGCCCCTTGGGGTCCTCGCCGTGGTAGTAGAAGACGGGCCTCTCTTCGCCAATCTCCATAGCGATGTCGGTGTTCTTATCGAAGTACTCGCCTTGGAAGTCCTTACCGTCCATTGGTCCGCCAAACGGCACGCCTAGTACCTCCAGCACCCACCCGTCATCAGTTTTCTTGGCGTGCGCCTCCATCGGCTCAGTGTGTACCCAGGAATGGTCTTTCTTCGGCACCACGCCGCCATGCTCTTTGACCCACTCTTTAGCCTGTTCAAGCGTGAACTTCTCGCGGTCAAAGATGTAGGTTTGGACGGTTGTGGTGTCCTCACCCTTTAGCCGCCCGATGACGGCCTGCACACCATCAGTGATATTGATTGTCCGAAATGAATCCTTCTCAAAGTCTCCAGGCATACGCTGTCTGATTCGGATGCTGTTTTCAGTCACATCAATTGGCATTATTAGCCTCCCAAAATCTGATGAACTTTCCGCTGAAGCTGTTTAGCGATCTGAGGTAGAAGCCGGTCAGCAGTCTTGTCTAGCCGTTTCCAGCCCCTCATCTTGTGAAACTTAGCTTGTCGCTTACCCTGGACGTAGATGGCGTAGGATGCTACGTTACCAATCTCAACCATCAAGCCCTTGACTTTCGTCGTCCATTTCTGGCCCAATTGTTCACTCGTTCGGCGTCCGCCTGTCCTCCACTTCTCGCCCCAGCCGCGTTGATACCAGCGGCGTCTATTCGCTCCTGGTCTATTAGCCTCGCTCGGGGGCGGATATTCGCTGACCTCGCTGGTAATCGTGTCAGCAGCCAGCCGGACCGCTTCTTGTTTCCAACGGTCAGCTTGTAGCTTGCCGATCTTCTTCTCCAGGCGGTCTAGGCCCTCGATATGAAACGTCATTCGAGCTTCATCCTTCGTGTCACAAAGCACCTGCACCCTGGGTGAGCGGGCGGTGGCTCGGTCCAGTCAATGCCTCTGATCTTTCGATTCAATGGCCTGCAAATGTCACAGGTTAGATCGTCGTGGCGCGTATTCCAGACTTCCTCAAACTCGAAGCCTGCCGCCCTAATACGTTCCCCGGCGGCTTCGCCCGCCTTGCTATAGGCTCTGGTGGTTTCGGTGATGCCGATTAGCTCGGCTCGCCACGCCCCAAAGTGAGGAGCAATGCTGTCAACGAAGTCCTGGAGCTTATAGCCTGGGGTAGTGATGTATTCGACCAGCGCCTTCTCAACGATATTCCGAGTGGTGCGGGTGATGCCTTTGATGAGGTTCAGGCAGAATTCGCGGGCTGCGATGATTGCATCTTCATTGATTAGTGCGATGAGTTCGTCGTCAAACTTCTGCTTTCTCAGGCCGAACAGGTCCATCAGCGCCCACTGAGCGCCCTCGGTGAAGAGTTCGATGAAGAACCCAAGCAACTTCTCGTTGAAATGTTCCTCTTCCTTCTTCCAGAACTGGGCGTCTAGCTGTACTTTCTCATCATCAACCTGTTTGATAATCCGCTTACGCTGTTCTGTCAGAAGTTTGGCAACCAACCTAATCAGCCGTTCTTCTCGTTCATTACGGGTATTCACGCCAGATCACCGCCGTCTCAAAGATGGTATTGACGTCATCCTTCGTCTCAGCCGTCTCAAGCTGGCCCTTGATTGCCTCGACGAGAGTGTCATCCACGTATTGGCTATCAAAGTCACAAAGCGGGGATTTGCCGTCCTTTATCCGCTTCAGGCACTTGCGCCGCCATTTACGCAGTGCGGTTTCTTGTTTGCTGGCAAGCGTCTTCTTGTCCTCTCTCATTTGCTCTGATGGATCGCTGACTTCTTTGGCGAAGTTGTTATTGTCCGAGGGCTTCTTGGGCGGAGGGTTGTCCGGTGTGTCTTCGGGCTTGTAGCCCAGTTCCACAGCCGCAACCTCCGGCTTGATGATGCCAGCCTCGACCAACCACGCTAGGCGCTTGGCCTTGCTGTTGGCGTCCTCTTGTAGAGCCGGTAGCTCTTCAAACTTCCAGACGAACTCGCCGTCGTCGAACTCAGGCGCAAGCTCGGCATTAATGACGCCCGCTAGATAGCGAGCTTCGGGGATGAGGACTTCGGTATAGAGGCTCTGGCGTTGCTCTCGAATTGTTGCGTAGTTGGCGGCTTCCCACGCACCAACCAGCGCCGGTGGTACGCCAAATGCCGCACAAATGGCCCGCCTCGTCTCGGCCCTCAAGTCTGATAGAGCGAGGTCCTTGGGGACGGCTCCAATCTTCTTAACATCCGCCCCGCCGCCAAGCCAGCCCGTCTTGTGGGCGTTCTCCGGTCCCTTGAACTCCTTCTCCCAAAATGCGGAGAGTCGTTTCAGTTCCTTAGGATTGTTGCCCTGAAGCACGATCACGTAGTCCGGCATGGCTCGATTCTCGAAGAAGTGCTTCAGTTGTTTATCCGAGGCAATATCAACCTCAATGGCCTGCATTGCCGCGTCTAGTGGGGAAACAGCCTCGAATGCGTTCGTCGGGTGATAGTTACGGAAATAGACGATTTCGCCGCGGTTATAATGCCGGACATCGTTATCGAGCGTATGTATGAAGTAGAAACCGCCGTCTTTGTCCTCCCGAATCTCGACCGTAGCCGGATTCAAGCGAATCAGCCCAACCACATTCCCGTTATCATTTCGTACCTTCAGCCAGTAAGCCCGCCCGAAGATGCACATATCAGCTTCGGTCGCCATAATTAGGTCGGCCCAGTTCTGCTCTGGATTGACGTTCCAGAGCCGGTAAGCGAACTCACAATCTGGATTCTCTTTGTCGTCCTTGATGATGCTCCAGTTGATAGCGGCCATTCCACGGGCACGAATCTGGACACAGCGGTAGACCCAAGGCGACTTATAGAGCTTTGTCCGCTTGGCATCCACGCGCCCTTCGGCCCAGTCGAGCATCCACCGATGAAGCGGTACTGCCTTCTTTGCGTCCCCACCTACGACGAGCGGAAGTTCCATCTCGTCACTACCATCTTCGAGCGCCGCCTTCAGCGCCTCTCCGTCCCACTTCCTATAGACGGCCTTGCGGGGACCGATTTTCAAAGCCCGCTGGATAGGATTACCTGTGTAGGCCCAATGATCGAAGTAAGGCGATTCCTCTGGATTGTGTTTCTTTTCCATTCATCACTCCGTAATCGCTATTGGCACGTGCCCCATGTTCGCCTCGGCCCAAACCAGTAGCGCCCTGGCGATTACCGTGTCGTCATTCGAGCCTTTTGGCGCTGAATAGGTGCTACGACCGGTAATGGGGTTAGTCTTTTGCTCAAATGCCTCCAACTCATAGGTCGCCGCCGGAATATCCAAGAATTGCCACTCTGCTCGCTGGAGCGCAGTCGCCAAGGACCTGATTAGTCCCGGTTTATTCGAGGCGCTCATCCACCAGCCGGTCACGGGGATGTCATCTTCCCAAAGCAGTTCGCAGTTGACCTCCCCCATGGCGTTTAGCTCGCCTATGACGATCTCCGGCTTCCATTTCTCATAGACTTCCTTCACCCGGTCCCGCTGAACCGTGTAATCAATCTCGTTGAAACGGATGAGTTCTAATTCCTGTTTACAGTCACCACAGCCTACACAAATGACCGTGAAGTCCTTGTGCTTGGCCCAATCAATAGTCATAATGAGCATGTGGCCTTTGTGGTCTTCAGGCGTGGCGTCCTTGGGAGCATTCAGACACGCTTGAATGTTCGTGAAGACGGCCCCCGCACCCGAACGGGGCTTCGCCAAGTGCTCCTGTTCAAAGACATCCTTCGGCATGACTTCTCTGGCGGCGGCCAGTTCTTCTTTATCAATGTGCGGGTTATCGGATGAAGCGAATTGGAATGCCTCCCAATCGTCCTCTTGCTCAGCCTGCTTCCAGACCCGCCAGTACCAGTTCCTTCCATTGGGCGTGCTGAAGAACAGCGCCCATCCGCCCTTGTCCACCAGCGCCGGTCTTAGCTCGTGCGTCCAGGCTGTCTCGCGGATAAAGGCTCCCTCGTCCATAACCAGCCCATCCAGGCCCTCGCTCCGCAGGCTGTTCTCCTTGTCAGCCGACTTGATAGTGATGCAACCCCCGCCTGGGAAGTTGATAGTCATTTCTTTCTTCAGGATTTGGGTCCCAGGCAGTTGAGCCGCCGCGTGGCTGAGCGCCCGCCATGCGACCATGGCAATTGGAAAGCTCGGAGCCACCCACCAGATGCGTTCGTGGTTATTGACAGCCCGCTTCAGGCACTCTCCAGCGGCGAACATCGTCTTTCCGAAGCGCCGCCCCGCCATTACGATCTTGAAGCGTGCCTCGCTGTCCCTGATAGCCTTTTGGCCTGGGTGTAGATCGAAAAGCCTAACTGTCTTCATGAATCAAGTCCGGCCACTCCAGTCGGTATGGAACCTGAGCTTCCTGCCTGCGAGCCTCCCGCCGCTCCAGGGCCTTATCGAGATTCGTTGCCAGATTCATCATCAGTTTCAAGTCGTCCCTTGATGGATTCTTCTTCGCCTGAAGCGTCCGTAGCATCTCTTCCAGTGTGGCGATGATGTAATCATCGAGGTCCTGCTCATTCAGCTTTTGGTGCTTAGCGTGCCGGTTGCAGTACTCCGAGCCAGACTTAGCCCACGCCTTGCATCGGCTCCCGTCTTCCTTGATGTACTTACATCGCCTGTCGTCAGGTGGTAGACTCATTGCTTCGTCCTGTGAGATGGGGGTCT